ATTCATTACAGGAATATAACTATTGAACCAGATCTATATGGAACCATTTTCATTGAATATGAATGCAGGGGAAAACAAAGTGGAATAATGACAACAAAAGCAGATTACTGGATTCACATTCTCAAAAGAATGAATGAAGTATGGATGATTGAAACAAGAATCTTAAGAGAGATTGTTGAAACACATCCATTCGATGTTAAAGACAATGTTGGTGATTCTGATTCAATGACAAAAGGATTCTTGATTCCAAGAGAATACTTTCGTAAGTTTTTTAAAATTTATAAGTATGAATGATCTACCAGAGCACTTTAAACCATTATTTAACTCTGATTGGAATAAAGGAAATAATTCAACAATGACCAGTCTTGAAAGAGCAAGAATGCATGATTTATATTTAGAATATAATAAGTGGCAGATCAAGATGGCGATGTTGAAGACTTTAAAATTACCAACAGATGAAACGGTTCAAGGATTCCCGAGAGAGACAGATTGACAGGTTTAAAGAACTACTTTCTGAAAAATATGACATACCTGTTCAAAAATATTTCACACTCAAGGAAGAAGAAAAACAAGAGATTGTTGACATTGTTCTCCAATATTATAAATTCAATCTCGACATTGATCCAAGACTGATTCATCTATACATTGGAATCTTAACAGATCAATTAAGAAAGGCAAAGGAAGAAGAAGAATATGAAAGATGTGACATCATCACAAGAACCATGACTGGTCTTGAATTAAAATTCGGTAGATTCAAATCAATATAATCAAACCCCAATCTAAAAAAGTTGGGGTTTTTTATTTTAAAAACTTTGATGATTTTTTATTTACTCTATACCACCCTATACCTAATATTTATAAAAAGAAAAAGCCATGAATCCAATTCACAAAAAAATTTATGACATCATCTGTGAATCCATTGATCAGAATCCAAAAGGTTATTCAACAATAACAAATACTGAAATCTCAAAGGACATGACCATCTCACCATTTTCGGTTAGAGATCATGTGATTGTTTTGGTTAAGAGAGGTTATTTGCAGAGAATAAACAATCATTGGACAGAACAAAATGAGTTCCACAACAGAATCCTCTTTAGGGGAAAACACACCCCAAAGTCTGAATCAATGGATTCAGAATAACTATTCGGAACTGAACTTAATATGTCAAAAGATCTCCAAGTTAAAAGATGTTGATGATCTATTGCACTCTTGTCTTGAACAACTTCTCTCAAATAATTTAGCGCCAAAATTAAATGACAAAGAGAGGTTGTTCTTTTTTGCAAGAATGGTTAGAAATAACTTTCATTCAAAGACAAGTCAATATTTCCATCAATACACAAAATATAAGTTCACAGAATTAACAGATCATGATCTAAAAGATTCAATATATGAAGAATCGGAAATTAACTTGAATTGGGTAGAAGATTTGATTAGATTTCATAAGAAAGGAGACCTGTGGTATTATGCTCGTCTGTTTGAACTATTTATAGAAGAAGGTTGTTCAGTTAGCAAGTTGTCAAAACGAACAACAATACCATTAAATTCAGTCTCAAGGGACATAAACAAATACAGAAGAATATTAAAAAAAATTAGAGAAGAACACTACAAAGCAAATGGGATGTAATTGTAAACAAAAGAATAAAGAACAATCTCAACCAGTGATTGTCAACAAAGCCGATGGCTCAGTCCAATTAAAAGAACCACCAAAACCTGAATATTCAAAAGAAGAAATAATGAGAGTTCAAGAATTCTTTATAAGAAACTCTCATGTCTTAACAGAAAAAAAATGGGTTATAAATTTCCATAATAAACATTTCCCTGAGCAACTTACCATCAACTGTATAGATTGTTGGATCAGAGTGAAAAATAGAATGGATCATCTAATTAAAAGATTTGAACAATATGAACAATGGCAAAAGACCAGTGGGGAGACCTCTAACGACGCTCAATAGTCTTCCACATAATTGGAAACTCATAGCACTCGAGATGGGAAGAGAAGGACATTTTGATGTCGATCTCAGAGTTGCTCTTGGGATTTCAAAGGAGGCATTCTATTCATTACTCCAAAATGAACCCGAATTTCAAGAAACCATCAATGAGTTTAGAGAACTTTCACATAATTGGTGGAATTCAATACCAAGAAAAGGATTCAAGGATGGGAAGTCAAAAGATCTAAACTCCAACTTATATTCTCTGATCATGAGAAACAGATTCAAAGATGATTGGAATGCAGAAAAGAAAGTAGACATAACTTCAATGGGAGAAAAGATTGACTCCAATAAGAAAATTGAAATCGAAATAATCAAATCAAAAGAACAAAATGAGCAAGACTAAGAAACCAAAATTCTATTTCTTCAAAACCCCTGACTACAAAGATTTTCAACTTGATGCAGGATCAGTTACTAAAAATGACATAAAATCTGTTTGGTTTGGTATAAAGGGATTCATGGAATCAAATGAGAACGACCATAAAGTCGATTTAAGACACTTTCTCCAAAGATTAAGGTTCTCCATCGAAAAAGCACTTAAGATGGAAGGAATGAACTCTAAATACATTATGGACACACAGATCAAAGAATCATATTACCGAAACTTTTATTGTTTCTATGGAATTGAATTCAATTTCTATGTTGTCGGGGAAACCAATTATAGAATAATGCAAAATAAAATCATCGAAATCTCCAAGTATGTGAACAATGTATTTGAAACAGAAAAGAGACTTAAGATGAGCAAGTATGTAAGAAAAACTTTAACACCATGCCAGAATCAAGAAAGCGCGGAGGAAAAAAAGCCCATAACCGTAGAATAGTTGCAAGAAACCAATTTAAGAAATACGAATCCAAAAGGATCACAGAAGAGTTTAATAGACTCCTAAAAGAAGCAGAAGAAAAAAAGAAACTTGAAAGTTCAAACAACACAGGTATTTGAGGATCTATTAAACCCCAATTATAGAAACTACATTTTTCAGGGTTCTTCGAGGGCGGGGAAAACATGGAATATAATTCTCTGGATGGTGATTGATGTTCTAAAACAAGAGAATAAAACATATTCCATTGTGAGAAAAACTCTACCCGCCCTCAAAGGATCTGTTCTTCGTGACCTTAAAGAAATTCTTCTGATGTTAGATCTCTATAAAGAAGATGACTGGCATTCTGTTGATGGTTATTACCAACTTGGAACAAACATCATTGAATGGTTCTCACTGGATTCAGAAGAAAAGATCAGAGGTAGGAAGAGAGATGTATGTTTTGTCAATGAAGCAACAGAGATTACCTATGATGAATATGTTCAGTTGTCACTAAGAACTTCAGAGAAAATGATCTTTGACTTCAATCCGTCTCTATGGAATTCTTACCTATATGACATGGAAAAACAAGAGGACACATTCTATAGGATCGTAACTTATAAGGACAATCCATTTTTACCACAAGCACAAATTGATGAGATCGAAAAACTAAAAGACAGAGATCAAAACCTATGGAAAGTATTTGGTCTTGGACTCAGAGGAACTCCAACAAGAGTTGTATTCAATCATCAACAGATCTATGAGGATCTCCCAAAAGAAGCGAAACTATTGGGTTATGGATTGGACTGGGGTTATTCACATCCATCAGCACTTGTCAAAGTTTATAAACTTGGTGAAGCAATATACTGTGAGGAACTACTATACCTCAAAAATGTAACCATACCAGATCTTGTTTATAAGATTAAAGATCTTGATGTCAGTTTATATGATGATTTTATTTGTGACAGTGCAAATCCTCAAGCAATAGCGGAACTCAAGAGAGAAGGAATCAACGCAAAACCAGTAAAGAAAAATTCAATCTTACATGGAATTGATCTAATCAAGAGATCAAAATTCTATGTTCATAAAAACTCAATTAATCTACAATCTGAACTTCAACAATATGTTTGGAAGATTGACAAGAATAATAACAACCTTGATGAACCGGTGCATGATTCAAACCACTTGCTCGATGGCATTCGTTATGTCCTCGAGATGAAGGTAGCCCGAGACACAGGAGTTTATGTATACTAAAAACAATATTTATGAGTATGACCAAATTCATTGATTACGATGGAAAAAAATATGAGGTTAAAGAACCAACCATTTCTATGTGGATGGACATAATGAAACTCAAAGACATCTTGGATGAACAAGAGATGTATGTGAGAATGATTTCCAAAGTAACAGGAATAAAAGAATCAGAGATCATGGATCAGGATGCAACAACCATAAGAAAGGTTGGACATGAACTCTATAAATTCATCAATCAAGATCAAAGACAACTCTTCAAAACTATTGAACTCAATGGGATCAAATATAACTTCGTTGATGTAACAAAGATTTCATTTGGTCAATTCGTTGACATTGACACATTCCTGAATAAAGAAGAATCATATAGAGTTTCCAACTTACAGGAACTCGCAGCCTATTTGTATACAGAAGATGGAATCAAGTATGGGGAGTCAGATTTTAAAGCAAGAATAGAAACGATGAAAGACCTTCCAATCAAATACCTTGAGGGAGCAGTTTTTTTTTTGTTGAATTCAGGAAGGGCATTACCGCAACTTTCGGAAGTTTATTCGAAGAGTCCGATTTTGTGGCAGATGATGAGGCTCCGAATAGTTTTGCAGGGTTTTGGAAGTGGTATACGGCAATTAGTTTCCTTGCAGAAAACAAAGTTTGGCAAGTTGATTCTGTTACTAACCTCCCCCTTCTGGCTGCTCTTAATCATCTTTCTTTCCTTATTGACCTCAATAAGGAGAAAGAAAAACAAATGAAAGAACAACAACGATGAGTTTTATAACATCAGGTCTTACCGTTCAAGTTGATTTTACCAATCAATCATCTCTCACCATAGGTGGAGGAACAGGTGTTGCAATATTAAAAGCAGACAACCTTGCATCATTACCAAAATACTTCTCAGGAGTAACTGGTGGACTTTCTCAATATAGTTATTCAGGTTACCAAAACCCAACAACATTACAATATTCGGGAGTTGCAACTTCAGATGTTGGAACATCATCACCAGGATGTTTTGTATTCGGTTTGACCAATCAATTAGGAGATTATGGATCATACCAAGACTACACAACTTGGTTCATGTATAATAATACAGGATCAACTTATAATGTCATTCTTGCTTGTGATCAACAATCTAACTACCTCTGTCAAACAAATGCTCCAAATAGATTTTTTGAAGTGGACACATTGGAACCTTTTGGAGCAGGTTATGGTGGAAGAACATACACATTCTATACAGGCGGAACTTCCGTAAATCCTGAGCCAGGTATTAGTGGTTATACAAATCAATGGGTGATTGGAGCAACAAGAGTTTACCAATCAGGAACATCTGCAGTAACAGAATTTTGGTTGAGTGGTGCTCTTGTGAGTCAGACAGTTCAAACAAATACACTTGTAACATTTACCAATCCTATATTCCAAATATTAGGTCAACAGCAAGGTCTGGCTATGACAGAAGTTTTAGTTTATGACAGAAGACTTTCTGACACAGAAATGACGGACACTTATGATTATTTCTATTCGAAATATATTGGACTTCCGCCGACACCCACTCCCACTCCATCGATTACTCCAACAAATACTGAAACTCCAACCAACACTCCGACAAATACGCCAACCAATACACAGACACCCACCAACACTCCAACGAACACACCAACCCCAAGTATTACCCCAAGTATTACCCCAAGTGCTCAACCGAGCCCAACACCACTACCAGTTTATGGAATCAATTTTAAGACCATTGCTGATGATCTGAAATACCTTGCCAATTCACATAAACAAATCAATTCATTCGGTCTTGGTAATGTTGATGAACTTTCTTATTTAACAACATCAAGAGACAAACAAGACAATCCTGATGCACAGTCACCTTATTTCCCATTACTATTCATAGTCCCTGGTAACATCACCAATGATCTACAGTTCAAAGAATGGAAGTTCAATGTTGTCTCACTTGACATTGTTGATAGGGATCTTGCAAATGAAGTTGACACACTTTCAGACACACTACAAATTCTTAATGATGTTATAAGTCAATTCAGACTTTCTGTTACCAATCTTCAAGGTAATTTCAATTACTTGTATTATTTGGATGACACAGTTGTTTGCACCCCATTTATGGAGCACTATTCTGACATGACAAATGGATGGACAGGACTCATCAATATAAAAACCAAGACACCACTTGACAGATGTGCCGCAGCCTTCAACACATTCACAGGAACACCAATATACCACGCAGGAATTAACTTTAAATCAATTATAGACGATTTTAGATTACTTGCGGATCATCACAAACAAATCAATTCATTTGGATTTGGGGATGCTGAAGAGTTTGGTTATTTAACGGACACAAGAGACAAGGAAGTGAATGTCGACAATCAAGCACCATATTACCCACTTATGTTCGTGATTCCAAATCAAGCAACACAGGAATTACAATACATGAGTTATGAATTCAATGTTTTGGTTGCTGACATTTTGGAAAGAGATCTTGACAACATGATTGATGTTCTTTCTGACACCAATCAAATTCTTGATGACATCATTTCACAGTTCAGACTTAGTGTTACAGATTCACTTGGTAACTTCAATCAGAATTATTATTTGGATGAATCAGTTGAATGCATTCCATTCATTGAGAAATACCAAGACATGCTTGCTGGTTGGTCAGGAACATTTAAAATCAAAATAATGACACCGCTTGATCGTTGTGATGCAGCATTCAATGACATGAGTGGTCCCTTCCCAACGCAGAATCCAACACCGACCCCCACGCAGACTCCGACAAACACGAATACTCCGACACCTTCGATTACTCCGACAAATACGAATACTCCAACCGTTACTCCAACTAACACAAATACGCCAACTAATACGAATACCCAAACGGTTACAAATACACCAACGAATACAACAACAAACACACCAAGCGTAACACAAACAAGCACTCCAACGGTAACACCAACCAACACCGCAACAAACACACCGACTGTCACGCCAACCAATACAAATACCCCTACCGCTTCTGTTACACCAAGTAATACTCCATCTGTAACACCAAGCATAACACCAACCAACACAAATACTCCTACCAATACAAGCACTCCAACAAATACTCCAACCCCATCAATAACACCAAGCACAGCAGCACATGCTGTATGGAATACAAATGATAAAAATTGGAATAGTGAGAATGATGCTTGGAATACAGTATAAATTAAATTAAAAAAAATATATTATGTCTACACTTACGGGCCAAGCGATCAAAGACACATACGATGGTCTATTAAAATTAACAGATTCGACAACAGGGATCACATCAACCCCACAGCAAATTCAAGATGGTCTTGGAAATGACACAGGGACAAGAATTGCTACAAATTTCTTTTCAAATCCAAATGTATTTCCAATGCAAAATCAAAGTCGTTGGATTCCTGATTACATGGGACCTGGTTTCACTTCAGCAACATCTGCACCGATCGCAAATACACAAAATAGATTGAACTGCTATATGTTTTACGATTCAGGAATATACAATTATTCAGGTATAACTTATGTCTGCGGAACATCAACAACAACTTCTGATGTTGTTGATTTAGCATTTTATACAGTTCAATATATGGATGGAACGGGTTATGTTCCTTATGAATTGATTATGTCAGGTATTTCTTTAACCACAACTACTGGTGGTGGTTTTGTTACAACCAATTTCCCATCCACTCTTTCCTTTTCTGCATATGGTGGTGGTTATTTCTATGTAGTTTATAAAATCAGTAATGCTGGAGTTACACCAACAGTTAGGTATAATGACATAATTCTAACAGGTGTTCAACCTCAACAAATGGTGCCTTATCATTTGGGTTGGACCAAAAACAGGTCTGGTAACCAACTTGTAGCAGGTATTGGAAGCAATGCATTTACTTTTCCATATATTATGAATGGAGCAACAAGTTTTAAAACAACATTCACCACAACTGATGGAGACATCAATACAAGTGTGAACCCATATAGAATTGGGTTCGGATTAAAATGTATTAAATAATATGTGGGAATTAACACCAGCAGCACTTCAACGATTGGGGACTCTCTTTATAAATTTTTATAAACAAAAATTACAAGAGAAGATTTATCCCTATGCTCCTGGTTATAATAGAACACAACCAACAAGGGGGAAGGACAATAAAGTTGCGTCAGGACAGTTACTTAATTCACTAACAGCAACCGTTGTTCAAAATGGACAAGGTCAATATGAACTTGTGATCACATATATGGATTATTTCGAGGCTGTCAATCTCGGAAGAAGACCAAGAAGAAAAAGAGTTCCAATTCCAGCACTCCTTGATTGGATCAGCATAAAAGGAATCAAGGGAAGAAATAAAAGAGGAAGATTCATCCCCGCTTTGTCACTTGCATTCGCAATTAGAGAAAACATATACAAGTATGGTATTGTTCCAAGTAATATTTATGACAAAGCGTATGACTCATTTGAGGCGTTACTTGAAAATCCCCCACCTGAGTTCCAAGATGAATACAATGCATTATATGAAGCAATTGGTCGTGATGTTGAAAATCTCATCGACAAAGTTGTTACAAAAGAATTTCCATCAATAATTGAAGTATGAGTTTAGATCTAAAAATATTACAAAAACCTCTCTCTGTAACTGAATCACATTCTGATCATACATGGAATGTTGCTCTTAATGATTATTCAGCATATACAGACATAAGACTCGTTGTCGACATCTATAAGAACCCATATTTGAATGACATGGGTCCGAATAACTCATCAGGAACAACACAAGATTCAGGTAAGATCGGAAGACTTCTTATACCTTCAAATCAATACGGTAATTGTATTTTTAATGTTGAAACTGTTATAAGAAATATTGTTGATGCAAACCCAAGAAACTTGGACATGATTTGGACAGGAACAACTGGTTCTGCATCCAATGATCCTTATTTGGTTAATGCATATACATCATCTACCATCTCAATTACAGCAAATACTTCTCAAGCCACCATAGCATCAGAAAGACCTGGTTATATTTCGTTTTCTAATGGATTTAACGGAGGTTATGAAGGTTTTCAGAACATATACCATGTGAATGAATATAGACTCATATTTGGGGTGCAATATACCACAGGAACGACCACACAAATCATCATACCCACAGACTATTCAGCATATACATCTTATAATGAAATAACCAATATTATTTCACCTTATTCAGCACAAACACAACCTTATGGAATAATGGTTTGGCCTGGTGTTCAAGACAATAAGAGATTCGGTTATGCATACAACAATCCAAACTTTGATTATTATTATGATCCAAATAATCTGTCGGGAAAATATAACTATTGGAATTATAAGGTATTCGATTTTGCAATGGATCAAGGATTCAATCCTTATAATGTTAAAGGTCAATTCATGGCTGCATATGGGGATCAGAAAATACCTATGACAATTTCTGGTGGATCTGTATACCAAACAAGGTATAGAACGCACTATTATAAATGTCCCATTGTTGTTGGATTTATGTTTGGGGAGAACCCTCTTTATGACAACTCAAATGTTGCCAAGTCCATTACATTCTTGCAGAAACTCAACAACAACAATCAAATGAATTATGAGATTGCAACTTCTGCTGACATAACATATACTACAAAACCATATGGTAATTATTCCTACCTAAATCAGAGAATAGCCTATGGTATTTGGAAACAGAATCCAAATGTTTATACACAATCCGATGTTGCAATTTTTCTGAGTTCAGGATCCTGTGATTACAATTACTACTCTGGTGTTTCAGAGATCGTTCAATATAAAATGGTCGGAGAAGAATGTTTCAATGATCCAATCTCTTTCATGTTTATGAATAGAAATGGAGTTTGGGACACCTATACATTCACAAAGAAGAATGAGAAGAAATATGCTCCTGATCGTAAAGTATATTCTCAATATAAAACCCTCAATACAACTGTTTGGAACAGACAATCATATGATTCACTTGAAACAGTATTTTATGGACAAGCAGATGAGTTGATTACAGTTGATTCAAACTTTGTTCAACAAAACGATGCAGTTGTTATTGAAGAACTTCTATTGTCCCCATATGTTTATATGATTATGGACAACTGGACCCCAATCAATGGTCAATCAATTATACATCCATATTTGATTCCTTGCACAGTTCAGAATAAAGAGGTGAAAGTATTCGAACAGAAATACGAACATATATTCCAATATACAATCGAACTTAAACAAACACCTTATAGAAGATTTGAATTACCAATATAATGGCTTTACAAATTAGAGTTACAGTTCAGGATGAATACAGATTTTTAGATCTATACAGAGATGAGCCAGTGCTCCTCTCACTTTCATTTGCTGAACTTCAAGACATTACCAAAAAAAATTCAGCATTCTCAAAAGCATTCTCTGTTCCTGGTTCCAAGAACAACAATGAAATATTCAATTTCTTTTATGACATAAATTCTGTTCCTGTAGATTTTGACCCCAATAATAAATTCGATGCAGTTCTTCTATGGGATGGTTATGAAATATTGCAAGGACACATAAGAATGAATGGGGTGTCCATAGCCAAAGATGAAATAATCTACCAAGTTACATTTTATAATCAAGTCGGAGATCTGGCAGCAAATATTGGAGACAAATATTTATACAATACAGATCTGTCAGGTTTAACCCATCCCTTTTCTGAACAAGTAACACAAGAATCAATTTTAGATCCGAATTTATTCAATCTAACTGGTGTTACATCATATTCATACCAATCAGGATCTACCATGTGGGGTCTTTATAATATAGGTTATGAGTATACATCAGGAACAACAGTAAACTCTTCAGTTTCTCCCCTTGTTCAATTCACCCCAATCACACAAACAGGTGGAACAATAACTTACCAACCCCAATCGGGATTCTTCGATTATTCAGGAACACCAGTAAATTCTTTTTATTTCAAACCAACGATCCAAGTCAAAGCACTTTACAAAGCGATTTGTGAACAAGCAGGTTATGAAATTCAATCAGAATTCTTTGACACCAATTACTTCGAACATTTTTATATGCCGATGAAGTATTTGGATGAAACAATCTACCCAAGAAATGCAATCATTCCATGTTACAAGTATTCAAATGGCACCATTGTTCCTGATCTATTTGGAGTGTATTCAAACCCATCATCAGGAGTTACTTGTAATAGTTTGGGATTCTCAGCAAATACAACAACTCTACAAATTCCAGGTGAGTATGCCGCAACTTATACATGGAGATTTCAATTCGAAGTTGTTCCTCAATTCACTTGTGTTTCCATAACCTACCCTTACCTATATGTTGTATTTTCTGATGGGATTGCAAATACAACCTTATACTCTGCAATATTTTGCTCGGGTGCAACAACTACTTCCTTCGACAGACAATTTATTTTTACGGGAACCTCTAACATGCAGATGTTATTCATTGGAGATGGGGTGGTTGTTAATAACTTCTCTGCTGAAATCATTTCTGCTCCAAGATTCATACCATCAGGATCCACAGTTGATTATAGATTGGAATTTCCTGACAATGATTATTCTCAACTCGATTTTATAACATCCATCAACAAGTATTTTAACCTTGTTATGGTTCCAAGTCCTGACAAACCAAGATCATTGATTGTTGAACCAATAATTGATTACATAGGCAAAGGTAGAGTCCTTGATTGGACAACAAAGGTGGACAACTCACAACTTCAATCTGTATACCCAACAACATCTCTTTTGAATGGAACTCTTCAATATGAATTTAAATTGGATCAGGATTATGCAAATCAAGATTTCAAAACACAAACCAATAGAACATTTGGAACAGACAAATTCAAGTTGGGATTAGAATACAAAGACACCATAACAAAGTTTGATTATTTGTTCTCTTCACCAGTCGACATTACCATTCAAAATGCATACATTCCTTTGCTTACTCTTAACTCAATGTCAAAGGTTAAAACTGTTGACAAGGATGGTCAATCACAACAAACATTTGTTCCATTCAAAGTATTGCCAAAGTTAATATTCAGAGGACCAACACTTCCAGTTGACAACTATGGATTCTTGGCTATATCAGGGATTACAACAGGATCAACATCATGTGCTTCGGGAGCAACTTTCACAACCACAACAACTTGTCCAATTTATTATAATGATTGTGATGGTGTTCAACAAGTATTCTACCCAACTGTAGGATCAAATACGATTACCGATTGTTGTGATCCCTCAACCATTCGAGCAGCACTTGTTTGTTACCCATACCCAACCGTTACAGTTACATCAACAGGAACAACTTGTGGCGGAACATTATTTGGATCACCATTCCAATATTGGTATTTGGATGGGGTTCAAGAGGACAGATTCAATAACATCAATAGATTTACAACTTACCCATTTGCCTATACAGGATTTTCTCATTACATCAATTTTAGAGGTGAGGACAAGACCGACATTACCCCAAGTGAATTCTCATTCGTTTCTGAGGATCTATATGACATTTATTATAAGCCTTATGTTGAAGATTTGATTTCTGCTGAAAACAAGATCTATTCTTGTAAGATTTATTTATACCCACAAGAGATTCAAGATTTGAGATGGGATGAAAAGATCCTAATCAACAACACTTATTTTAGAATCAATAGAATTAGTAATTACAATATTGCCGAACCATCAATCTGTGACATTGAGTTAATTAAACTCACCAAAGATTACCCTGGTCACAGAGTTTTATATTATGATCTACTCCCTTGCACAGGTGGAACAGAACTTCATTCCAATTCGGACCTCAATTACCATTTATATGCTTATGCAGGTAACTATGTAAAACTCTTTGATTTGAGTAACAATTATTTGGGTTGTTATAATGTTCAAATTGGAGAATATAATTCAGGTTACACATATAATCAGTATTATATTGGATCAGCCTTTACATCGAATCTTGTAAATGTTTATTCTGACTGCGGATGTTCAGGAAGAACAGCATTTACTATTGTTCAAGAAGAGCCAGGAGAGGACAGAGAATTTGTTTATGCGGCTACAGGATGTAACACATCAACTCAATATATTCTCAACTCAACTGTGGGGTCATTAGAGACCACTGGTTTGGTTTATAAAATTTATGACCCGTTTACCTTCACAGAAGTTTGCGTGTCAGGAATCACACCGTATTACACCACAATAACGAATTATAACCTTGTGTCAGGATTTACAAATTGTTCTGAATGTGCTTGTGTTCAATGTTTCTCATATACATTCGGACCAGCAAATTCAAATGGACTTGTTGAATGGTTGGATTGTGATGGAATTGTTTCTGATGCATATGTTGCTCAAGGTGAGTTTTACAACATCAGTTGTGCAAGACAAGGAACAGTTTATGGAGATGGTCATGTAACAGTTGGAACAAGTTGTTTCAATGGATGCATCACACCGACACCCACTCAAACTTCTGTCACTCCGACACCCACCCCCACAAATCAACCTACGCCATCAGTAACACCAACAAATAATCCCACCCCGACGCCGACGCCAACTGCAGGTGGAGATTATTTATATTATTACGCAGATGAATACCAATGTCAGTGGCCTGGTTGTTCATATGTAACAAGTGGGGTCTTGGTAAGAATCGGAACAGCATTCCCATTAACAGTTGGTTATTACTATAACGATGTCTCTGTTTCAGGATTTGTTTATTTGATCACAGGACCAGCAACGCCAGGAAGTGCTGTGGATCTAATTTTACCTGGTAATGTAAACTGTAACCTAACCTGTAGTCTATAAAATATTTAAAGTATGAGTTGTGTAGTTTATAAAAATGATGGTCCTTATTCAGGTTCAATAGAAATCTCAGGAACAACTTGTGCGGGTTCAACAGGATGGTTTTATTTGAACTTTGGAGATTCCATATGTATGGACACATCTCAACCTTTATTCACTTGTGATTATTTCAAGATTGAAGGACCTTGTAACACACCAACCAATACCCCAAGCCCAACAAGAACTCCAACGCAAACGCCAAGTTTGACTCCGAGCACAACTCCAAATGTCTGTCAAAGATTTAGAGTTGATTTTGCTGGTGGAATACCGAGTGCATATTATAGTCTTTATCAACCGTATACTCCTGGTTATACATCTTGGAATGGTTTTACAGGTTTGAGTGCTTCATGTGTTTTTGTTTGCTCAGCAACTTCTGCGGGAACACAATATGCTGTTTTCAGAAATGAAACAAATCCGAATTACTTTGCAATTTATAATGAGCAAGTCGGAAAATTTAGGTTCTGGCAATTTCCAACTTTTAGTTCTTGTGGTTACTCATGGAATTGTGGTGGGGTATTGTATGGAGCGATCCCAACAGGTTTCACTTATAATGGTTTGGTTTACCCAACATCGGGAATTTTTCCAGCAGCACCTGGAAGTCAAGCAGGTGTTATAACAGGAATAACTTATGACAACTGTTACCCAATAGTTACACAAACAATGACTCCAACTAACACGAACACACCAAGCATCACTCCATCAAATACAGCAACACCGCAAAATAGTGCAACACCAACCGTAACTCCTACTAATACAACTACAGTCACTCCGACCAAAACTGCAACACCAAGCATAACTCCGAGTAATACACCAAGTGGATCAAGTGGCAATCTTTATGTTTATGCAAAATACCAAAATGCAGAACAAATTTTACAATACCAAGTGAACGGAGGCTCAGTTATACAAATTGGTAATATTGATTCTCTAACCTGTCAATATTTTTATACAATAACAGGACTCACAAATGGAGATTCCATTGATTTCACTACACTATCAACCTGTGTATTAGCACAAAGTAATTCTACTTGTCCGAACACTGGTTTCAGTTGCACACAGAATTATGTTTTTCCTGGTGGGAATCAATACATCTATATTACTGTCGATGGATCAAATTGTTGTTAAAAATTATACACATGATGAAATTTATATTTGAAAATGGGGAAGAGGTAATAACTCCATCCGAGCCAAAAACAATAAACCTCAATATAGAGGATCTCAAAGATTTGTTTCCAACCCTTGTTGACAACAAACATCTTTTTGAGTTCTTGAATTTAACAAAAGATGGCTACGAAAAAGAAAGTTGAAGTTGATGTAGATGTGCAAGTCGAACTTGAACCGAGTCTTAAACAACTTCGTGAATTAAAAAAACAACTTAAGGAAACAGCGGCAGGATCTGAAGATTTCAAGAGACTAACCGCTCAGATTGATGACATGGAAGACTCCCTCAAGGGAGCAAAACAAGGAGCCACAGACTGGATTGATTCTCTTGAGAATGCTGGTGGTCCACTTGGAATGGTCGGAAGAGGAATCAACCAGATGAAGGTTGCATTCACCTCATTCAATACTGCTCTCAAAGCATCGATCATAGGTCTTATTGTTGCCGCTCTTGGAGGTCTCGTTGCAGCATTCAGTCAGAATGAAAATGCAATGAAGAAACTTCAACCAATCTTCATTCAATTACAAAGAATACTTGGTGGAATATTCAGAGCACTTGAACCAGTCCTTGATGCTTTCGTTGAATTTGCATCTGCTGTTCTCCCTTATGTAACAAAAGGTATTGGAATATTCTATTCTGCTCTTGTTGGGTTATTCACTTACATCAAGGAAGCAGGAACTGGTGTATTCAAATTTTGGAAAGGTTTATTGACATTGGATTTCACAACAGTTGGCGAAGGTGTCAATCAGATTGCAGGATCATTCCAAAAAACTGCTGAAGCATATGGTGCTTCGATGAAGAGATTCGAGGCGGGAACGAAAGAACAAACGAAAATTGAGAAAGAACAATCTGCTGAAAGACAAAAGAATGCTGAAGATGCAGCAAAGAAAGCAGAAGAACTTAGAAAACAACAATTAGAAAAACAAAAGTCTGATCTTGATGCCAAAATCAAATTAGAAACAGACAAAGAAAATACAAGTCGAGACAATCTCAAGAAACTTTTGGATCAGAGAATGAATCTCGAACTCCAAAACAAAGAACTTACTGAAGCAGAAAAAGAGGTTATAAGACAAGAGTATGCCAAGAAATTGGAAGATGCATTAAATGCAGATGCTGAAAAAGAAAAGAAGAAAAGGGAAGCGGATCTCGATGCAAAGATTCAACTTGAAATCGACAAAGAAAATACGAGGAGAGAAGAACTTAAAGTTCTCCTTGACGCTCGGATGCAAGAGGAACTTTCCAATACTGAACTTACAGAAGCACAGAAGGAAGTAATCAGAGCCAAATATGCAAAACAACTTGAAGACGCATTAAAGGCTGATGCAGAGAAAAGAAAGAAGGACAGACTTGATGAGTTACAAAAAGGTCTTGATGACGCAAAAGGTAACTATGAAGAATCACTCAAAGCATACCAAGCCCTCCAACAAGAACTTACAAATTCAACTGAGTATTCTGAACAAGAGAGAGTTCAATTAAGAAAGAGTTATTCAGATCAGATTCTCGCCATTATTGACAATCAATTTGCTGCTGAAACCTTAAAGATTGAAAACAAATATGGTGAATTCGCAAGATTTGACGCAGCATTTTATGAAGAACAAAGAAATGCACTTCAAAATCAAAATGAACAACTAAAAACCCTCAGAGCGAATAATGCAATCTCTGAAGATGAGTTTAATAAGAGATCCGCAGCAAACTCAAAAGCAAAAAGGGAACTCGACAAACTTGAAGTAAAATCACAACAAGACAAAGTTGGTCTTATTTCTGATGCTCTTGGAAATCTTTCCAACATTGTTGGTAAGGACACAGTTGCTGGTAAAGCGTTTGCAGTTGCGAAGGCAACAATCGACACTTACCAATCTGCAGTTTCAGCCTACAAATCTCTTGTTGGTATTCCTGTAATCGGTCCAACACTTGCAACCATCGCCGCAGCAGCGGCTATCGCTTCAGGTATTGCTACAGTTAAGAAGATTGTTGCAGTTCAGGTTCCTGGTGGACCTGGCGGTGCTTCAGGATCCATTCCAACAACTCCTGGTAACACACAAACATCTCCACCGCCAATTCAGGTCAATGCAGTTGCCCCAACAAAAAAGGCTGCTGGTGGACTTGTAAGAGGACCAGGAACCTCAACCTCAGATTCAATTCCTGCACTTCTGAGTGATGGGGAATTTGTTGTTAATGCAAGATCAACACAACTATTTAGACCACTCCTTTCAGCAATAAATGCAACGGCAGGAATGCCTCAATTTGCTGTGGGTGGTCTTGTTAATGGTAGAATGAAAAAAGATCCTGACAATTCAGAAAGAATTGCTCAAGCAGTTGAACAAGCATTTGGAACAACTCCGATCAGAACTTATGTAACTGCGGCTGACATTTCAAACCAACAACAATTCGACAGAGTAATTAAATCTCGTTCTCTGATTTAAAATGTGGGAATAAATTAATTTTTTAATATTTATTTTTAATGAATCCAACAAGAATTGTTGAATTATTCATCGATGATGAATTCGATGAGAGTGGGATTGAAGCAATCTCACTTGTTTCACGCCCTGCACATGAGGAAAAATGGGTTGCTTTCAATGATGATGTTGAAAAGTTGGAACCCGAATACATTTATAAGGAAGATGACTTCTGTGATCACAACCCCAAATTAAATGAATTGGGAGAACCATATTCTCAACTGATCAATGAAGGTTGGGAAGTATTTAAGGTTGAGAAAATAACCCCTGCAATGGTCAGGAAAATGGCTCAGGAACGATTCTCAGATCCCAATGGAACTTCATTCCTTGACAACGATCAATATAGAATAAGATTTAAGTATGTTGGACCAAGAGATGAGAAGAATAGAAAGTTCTGTGCTGACATGCTCGCAAAGAATAGAGTATACAGACAAGAAGACATTGATGATCTTACTGATTCTGTAGCAAATCCTGATTTTGGATTCTACAATATATTTCTTTGGAGAGGATCATTTAACTGCAGACATACATGGGTTAAACTATGGTATGCTCCAACAGGTAAGATTAGAAACTCTGGTTCATCAACCAAAGGTCTTGAAAGAGGTCCTGAATCACAATCATCAGGAATTCAACCTGACACAAGACCAGAAGCAACAATTAACTCACCAAATCCATCTAAGCAGTGGAAGCCAGGAATGCCAAGAACAGGACCAAATTTATTTGCTGAAGATGGTTTGGAAAATGCTTGTTGGCCTGGTTATGAAGCAATTGGAACAAAAGAACTTGATGGAAAAACAGTTCCGAATTGTGTGCCAATCAAAATGACGGAAGATGATTTTGCTGATGTGATTTCTGATTACCCCGAAGGAGTTAAAGAAGCGGCACAAAGAGCAGTTTCTTACGCAGAAAAGAATGGATGGGGATCATGTGGAACTGGTGTTGGGAAGCAGAGAGCATCTCAACTCAGCAAAGGTGAAAACATTTCAGTTGACACCTTGAAACGCATGTATTCTTACCTGTCGAGACATAAGGCAGATCTCACATCATCAAAAGATTATTCTGATGGTTGTGGAAAGTTAATGTATGATGCTTGGGGCGGAGAAGCCGGACTTAGATGGGCTGAAAGAAAACTTTCTCAACTTGAAAAAGAGAAAATGACCTTTGCTGTTGCAGATGAAGAAAAAAGAATTCTCATTGGTGCAGCAATGGTTCCAAATAAAATGATTCATCGTTATGATGCTCTTGGAAATCTGTATTATGTATTTTTTTCAAAGCAATCTATTAGAAAACTCGCTGACAAATTCTTGAAACAAAAAAGGGTTGATGAGACATCAATAGAACACAACGGTATTAAACTTGGATCAGACAAAGTATACATAACTGAATCATGGATTTCTGATGATCCGATCAAGGACAAATCAAACCTATATGGTTTTGAACTTCCTGCGGGATCATGGTTTGTTCAAATGAAAGTGGATGATCCACAGGTTTGGAAAGCAGTTAAAGAAAATAAATTGACTGGTTATTCAGTGGAAGGTCTCTTCGCTGAAAAATCGGTGTTCTCAAAACAAGATGAGAAAATAAACCAAATAAAGCAAATACTAAAATCAATTACAGATGAATAGTAAACAAGCAATAGACAGAATAATGAAGGTTCTCGGACTTGCACCTCAATCGTTCTATGAAGCAAAAACTGAACAAGGGATTGCTGTTAAGATCGATGGAGACTTGGAAGTTGGAGCACCAATTTATGTGTCTACTGAAGAGGGTATGATCCCTGCTCCCGCAGGCACCCACAAACTTGATGACGGTTCTGAAATTGAAGTCGATGAAGATGGAAAGGTTTCCAAAATCAAAATGGGTGACATGGAGATGGAGAAAACTGAAGATCAAAAAATCGAGGACAAAAAAAAAGAAGAAGACATCAAAGACGAAACTATGTCTCAGGTTGAATTGGAATTTGGCGATGTTAAATTGAAAGACGGAAAAATCATAAGAGTTGGTGGTGAAGAGCCAGCAGCAGGTCTCCATGTAAAAGTGGTGAGTTATGATGGAACCCTTTCTGCCATCGCTGACGGAGAATACGAAACTGAAAATGGAAAAGTTATTTCCATTGTTGGTGGAGCAATTCAAGGTGTTCAATCAATCAAAGACAAAGAAGCATCTGCTGGTAAATTTGTTGAAGCAAAATCTTATGATGGAGCAATTTTGGAATCCCCAACTTTTGATGTGGGTGAAACAATCGATGTTGTAAAAGACGGAGAGAAGTCACCAGCACCTGATGGCGAACACCAAATTATTCTAAAAGATTCTGAGGGCAACGATGTGAAAATAAGAGTTAAAGTTCAAGGCGGAAAAATCACCGAGAGGGAAAATGTTGAAGAAGCACAACCTGAAGGGGAAGATGAAATGATGAGCGCTGTTGAAATAGCAGAAATTTTCTCTCAAGCACTTAAGAAACTCGAAAACAAGATCGACGCAATCTCAACAAAACAAGCGGAACTTGACACAAAATTCCAGAAGTTCTCAAAAGAACCTGCTGGTGAAAAGGTTTATAATCAAAAAACCATAACAGAATCATTCTCTTCATACGATCGTATGGATCAATTCAAGAGATTGAGAGAGGCAATGTCTCATAAAAACTAATAAATAAATAAAAAAAATAAGATGAAAAAGAATCTTTCAAAAATGTCATTCAACTACGACTTAGGTGGGTTGAGTGCATATGTGGATCAGTTGAACTCAGACATCATCTCTGAAGCGGTGCTTACCCCTCAGACAATGAAGTATGTTAATGTGATCCCTGGAATTAAGGGCACGATGAATGTGAACCTTCTTTCTGAAACTCTCGCAGTTCAGACTGGCACAACTTGCGGATGGTCTGATCAAGGTGATGTAACATTCGAAGTTGCACCACTTACAGTTCAAGCACTTAAAGTGAATCAATCACTTTGTTTGCAAGAACTTAATACCCTCTGGTTAGGTCAATACCTAAACGCAGGATCTTACAATGAAAATGTTCCATTCGAACAAGCAATTGTTGATCTTCAAACAAAGCAAATCAAGCGTTATAACGAAGATTTGTTATGGAATGCATCTTCTGCTACTTCAGCGTTCTCTGGTTTCATTGAACTTTTAAACAACACAGCTGGTGTTGTGACTCCAACTGGATTTACATTCACACCACTTTGTTCAGTAACAGGTTCCTCTGTAACTGAGAAGGCTTATAACACTTTAGCTCAAATCGACAAAATCATCGATGGTTTCGACAGAAACATCTATGGTAGAGAAGATCTTGTGATCTTCATGAGTCAGCAACAATTCAAGTGTTACTTGGTTGCAATCAGAAATGTGAACAACTTCCATTTCTCTGAACCAACATTGGGTCAAGTTTATGAAGTATTCCATCCTCAAACTAACATTAAAGTTGTTGGTGTTCCTGGTCTTAACGGATCTAATTTGATCGCAGGTGCTCCTCAACAATATTTCCTTGTTGGAACAGACTTAATGTCTGATGAGGATTCTTACAGAATGTGGTGGTCACAAGACTTCCAAGAAGTAAGAATGGCAGTTAACTGGAAACTGGGCACAAGCATCGCTTTTCCTCAGTTCTTTGTAACTAACGGTCTTTAATAATTTATGGTGGGGAGTTCATCTCCCCATCATTTATAAAACATAAACTAATCTAATAAATCAATATAAAAATGGCTTGTAATTTAAATGCTGGAATTGCGTTAGGTTGTAGAGATGCGGTGGGTGGCGTTCAGACAGTTTGGATGACAGACTTCGACAATGTCCTTTCTCTTACTCAATCAACTGGTGACACAATCACACAAATTTCAGGAACAGGAACATATTACAAATTCGAGTTGATCAGAACATCATCTCAGTTTACTGAGACAGTGAATGCGTCACTTGAAAATGGAACTGTATTTTATACTGGCGAGTTAGTTCTTTACTTCAATAAGTTGGATCAAGACAAGAGAAATATTCTTAAGACCTTGGCTCAATCTCCACACCTTTCAGTTGTAATGGAAGACAATACAGGACAATATTTCTATTTGGGTCAAACCTATGGAATGTATGTTTCTGCTGGTTCTTCTGTAACAGGCAAGGCACTTGGTGATCAGAACGGTTACAATATTACTCTTCAATACCTTGAACCAAATCCGATGAATGAACTCTCTGGAGCACTTTCATCTGTTGCGGCAGGAATTACTGTTCAGTAATCAAATAAATTAAATCACAGGGGGACTTTTTGTCCTCTTGTGATTATTTATATTCAGATGCTTCTACTCAAAACCAATCAACTTAATAAGATCATCTGCACTGTTTCACAGAATGCAGAACTGGCAACACCTGAATGGTTATTCTCCTTTACTCACAAGATGAGCAAAGAGAGGGTGACATTTATTTTGCCCAATCTTTCCACACATCAAATCCGTTATGATCAGTTTGAATTCACAGAAGGACAAGGTGTTGGTCAAATAGCCTTTCCATATGAAGGTCAATACATCTATGGGATTTATGAGCAGTATTCAGGATCAACAAATTTGGATCCAGCGCTTGCTTATAACAAAGTTGAATCAGGTTTGGCTCTTCTTGTTGCAGGATCTGCAATGACAACAAATGATTATTACATTGAGTATATTTCAAATGATGAGGACAACGCAACAATAATTTTTGCTCCTGGTGAACTTGTCCCTCCTTCTGCTACTCCAACCAATACTCCATCACAAACACCTTCACAAACTCCACCACCGAGCGCAACTCCAACTCCGAGTATTACTGCATCGAACACAGCAACTCCCACTGTTACGCCAACTAATACATGCACTCCAACCCAAACTGTAACTCCAACCAAAACAAGCACTCCAACAAACACACCGACAAGAACTCCAACAAATACTCCATCAATTACTCCTACCAATACAGTAACAAATACTCCGACCGTGACTCCGACAAATACTCCAAGTGTCACCGCAACTAACACTCCAACGCCGAGTATTACGGCTTCTGCAACTGTAACTTTAACACAATCTCCGACAGGAACAAACACTCCAACGCCAAGTATCACTGCTTCAAATACAGCAACCGTGACGCCATCTAATACTGCAAGTGTTACCCCAAGCATTACTGCTTCAAATACAGCAACACCAACTCCGAGTATTACGGCAACTAATACAATGACTCCAACTCCAAGTATTACTGCGTCAAATACACCGACCCCGACTCCGACTGTTACATCAACACAAACTAACACACCAACCCCAAGTATTACAGCATCCAACACTCCGACTACCACGCCAACCAACACACCAACTAATACGGTCACTCCAACTAACAGTGCAACTCCAAGTAATACACCTGTTCCCACTAACTCACAAACTCCTTCTGTAACGCCAACGAATACAGAAACACCAACTCAGACCCCAACTAATACTAATACACAAACAGCAACTGTAACGCCTACGCCTAGTATTACACCATCCACTACATTTATCAGCGGAACTACAGAAGCAGAAACTTATTTGGCAGCAGTTCTCGCTGGTGGGGGAACAGGCATAACTGCAACCATTTCTGGAGCAACAATCACAATGTTTCAAGCCCTCATGGCAAATAATTTATGGGATTATTTGGATGTTTTCTACCCAATGATTGGTGGAAATGCTGGTGGATGTAAAGTGAATGGTAAGAATCCTGGAACATATGACATTACATTCAATGGAGGATTTTCTTTTAGTTCTACAGGAATCATTCCAAATGGAACCAATACTTATGCTAATACAAATTATAATTGGCAAAATATAAATCCTAACGAATGTCATGCATCTGTATATTCAAATTCTGTTGCCTCATCTACAGGAACTGACATTGGAGTTATTGTTTCATCAGACAGATTTTTGATGTATACAAGACAAACTACTACATTTGGTTCATCACCATTTTTACAGTCAGGGTATGTTCAATGGTCAAATGCAAGTAATGATGGTTCAGGTTATTATTTGATGAATAGATCTGCAGGAAGTGGTGCATCGCCAATAACAGGTTGGAGAAATGGAACTCAGGTTGTGTCAGGTGCGGGTAATACTTACAGAGTTAATACTGCTAATAGAAATGTTTACTTATGTGCAAGAAACAATAATACTACTGCAGATGCATTTACCAATAGAACATTGAGTTTTGCAACCATTGGAAAAAATTTGGTTAATAGCACAAATATTCAAACACTCAGTTCAATTATAAACACATTTAATACTACACTCGGAAGAAATACTTATTAAGATGGAATATGTAGCAATTTTGACAACACATCAAAAAGATTCATTAATCGGAGAATTAGTCCAACCAGATTGGTATTTTAATCCAATTTTAAGCGGTGGCTCAGAGCCTTGGGTAATTTCTGAACAAGAAATAAATTCATCAATCTATACTCAACATGAGTGGATCAAAGATTTGCCATTAATTGAATACAATCCAACGATTATTCCAAGTGGATCAACCTTGTGATTGAATGAATAAAAAAATATATTTAGTAATATGAGTCAAGAAATAAAATATGATGGAGACGATTTGTTAAAAGTATTCGATTTCGGTGCTGTTGCCAAAGTTCCAATCATCGAAGAAAATTTAATCGTTAATACAAGAACTCCTTATGTCTATTACGGACCTGCAAACTTGGCTCCTCAAGAGTTGATTCGCTTATACAACTCATCCCCCACTCATCGTGCCGCAGTTACATCCAAATGGTATGGAGTTCGTGGGGAAGGTATTAAATTGTCTTCAGGAGAGAATGATCGTTTGGTAATGGTAAACTCTCTTGGAGACAATCTTTATGACATTTATATGAAAGCCGCTTTGGATTTTATTCTATACGGTGGTTTTGCAATCAATACAGTTTGGAGAAGAGATCGTGATCAAGGATTTGAAATGTATTATATGGACTTCTCCAAATTAAGAGCCGAAAGATCCGATCTACATGACAGAATACATAACTTTTATTATTCTGCTGATTGGGCTTTCCCAAAGAAATTTGTTCCTGTGAGAATCCCTGCATTTAATGCAAACACAGAGGAACCATCTCAAGTTTTTTATTATACAACACATAGTGCAGGAAATAACTATTACCCGACTCCAAGTTATTGGGGATCAAGCACTTGCATAGCGACGCAGTGTGAAATATTCAACTGGCATTATAACAACATCGTTAACGGTCTTACACCATCATTATTCGTGTCTCTTCATGGAGTGCCAGCACCTGAGCAAAGAGAAGAGATCTATAAGAATATGATGGCAAAATATGGTGGATCAAATCAAGCGGGAAAATTATTCTTAACATTCTCTGATTCAAAAGAAACTGCTCCTGAGATCACACCCATCCCTTCCAATGGTTCTGACAAGTTGTGGGCTGAACTCAATGACATGGTTCAACAGGCCATCCTCACTTCACATCAGATTTCATCACCTGAACTATTAGGTATTATAACTCCTGGTGGACTTGGAACTCCTGATCATTTGGAAGCACAGGATCACTTCCATAATTTGGTTATTAAGCCAATTCAGCGTGAACTTCTTAACATCTTTGACAAGTTGTTATTACTCAGAGACAAAAGACCTGCTGAAATTATTGTTGATCAATTCCAAATGATCACAATCGCAGATCAAGCACCAGTGAAAGTTGAAGACATCAATGAAACAAGAGATGTGGCAGTCGATGAAATAAAAGATGAAACAATCCAACAACCATGAGTCAATTTATAGTTCCACAAAACATATGTTTAATCTCGGAGAACAAACTTAAAAACTTTACTGACATAGATCAGAATGTTACGAGTTCAGTTCTATTACCTTTTATTCAAGTTGTTCAGCAAACAAAACTTGAATACATAATTGGTTCTCGTTACTATGTTGAATTGCTTGATCAAGTTTCAGCCTCAACTCTTACAACAATCAATTCAAATTTTTTGAATTATTATGCAGCCCCAATGTTAATATGGGCGGCATATGCTGAATGTTTACCATCTGTATTCATGAGAATTAAAAACAATGGTATTGTTACAGGTGCTGAAAACACCGTTACAATCAAAGAAATGGACTACATGCAAAAAAGAGCAGATGACAGAGCACAATTCTTTGAAGCAAGACTTATTGAACAAATTGTATGGAACTCAAATCTATACCCACTTGTTTGGCAGTGGTCAAGTAATGATGGTATTAGACCTCATCTTGGTAAGCAATATTTTTCAGGATTACAAATACCTGAAACTGGTGGAGTTATGGACATAAACAGATTCAATTTTCCTGGTATGACATACTATGCGGGACCTGAATATGCTTGTATTTATGGATGCTAATTTATTACTTATAATTTCCAATGCAATTACAGGTATTGCAGGATGGTTCGTTGGAAAAAGAAGACAACAAGTTGAAACTGACAATGCTGTTCTTAGAAATTTGGAACTGTCTGTTAATCTTTATAAGACCATAATTGATGATCTGAAAGAGGAAATTCATGGTCTTAATATTAAGATTCAAGATTTGGAGAAGAAGATCGATGAACTTCATGCCGAAAATAAAAAACTTAAAGCAGGTTTATAATGCCAATTCCGAAGTTAAAAGAAGGAGAGTCAGAACAGGATTTCATTCCTCGTTGTATAAGGTCAATAATTGACGAATATGACCAAAATCAAGCCTTGGGTATATGTTACTCTCAACTAAGACAGAAGATGTCACAATCAGAAGAGAAATTCGTTTTAACACCAAGAAAGAATGAGAATCGTGGAGCATTCTTAACAAGATGTTCAAGAAACTCAAAGATGAAAGCACAAGCCCCAAATCTTAAAGAAAGAATGGCCGATTGTCTTAATGCTTTCAATGCTTACTACAAATACTGGGCTAAGATTGAAGAGTTTGGTGACATTCCAAAAGATTCAGTTCTTGGTATGTGCATCACAAAAGAAAAAGCAAGAGGTCTTGGTTACCAAGAAGCCTATGCGAGATGTGCAACAAAATCTGTTTCACCAAGTGGAACGATTTCATTTCAAGATGATTTGATTGAAGAACCTGTAATTTTTGAAGGACCAACATCAATAGATTTTGATGACACACTTTCTACAAAAAGGGGACAGCAACTTGCAAAAAAATTATTGGATTCAGGTGTTGATCTCCATATTGTCACCAGACGCAATAGGAACGATTCTGGTGAGGTTTATAAGATTGCCAAGGAAGTTGGTATACCCGAATCTAAGATCCATTTTACGAACGGGGAATTGAAATGGAAGACACTTGAAGAACTTGGAATTACCAAACATATTGACAACAACCCTGATGAAATTTCTGCAATCGAAGAAAACACAGACATCGAAGCAGTGAAGTTCAAAAAAATTTAGTTGTTGTGCTTGAGTTTTTGCAACTCGAACATATATTTTAATTAGGGACTTTGTTATACCCATCGCTTCCCTACATTTTTTTCTTTTAAATACACCACTTGTTTTGCTCCCATTACAAGTGGTTTTTTTTTTGTCTTTTGCTTGACTTACACCCCCCTATACCCTATATTTTATTTATAAAAACGAAACAATATGAGCATGACAAAACAAATGTTTGATGATTACATTTCATCAGAAGAATTCGACTTAATGTTCGATGATGAATACGAACAATGGTTACAACAAAAACAAAAAGAGCAAGAAGCCTATGAGGAAATGCTTGAAATAAACTCTAACTTTGCACAAAAATAATTTTATGAGAACAAAAGAAGAACAAATTATGTGGCAAAATCAAAGCCACCTTAGCAGACAATGGTTTGCAGATTGTGGTAGATGTCCTGATCTATTTGACATCTGCTTGGTAACAGATGTCCTTGTTGCATTCTGTCAAAGTGGACCAACAAAAGAGGTTCAAGAAAGAATGAATAACATGAAAAAATATATTGACGAGAAGTATGGAAAAAAAATATGAGGTTGTTCTAACATTCGTAATGCCAAATCAACAGGAGTTGTATGTTATATGGGACATCTCACTATATGCAGCACTCAGAAGAAAAGATTCATTTAGAGATTTCATTATGGATGGAAAGAAAAATGGTTTTGAGGTTGATCCAATCAATGTATATGCGGGGATTTTTCTTGATCCAAAACTTATGGAAGTTGAAACTCCTTTGGGACAAGAGATGGTGCTTTTAGGTAAGCACTGTCTTGATCTCGATGTGTTTTAGTTTTGTTGTTCATATGTTCTAATAACCATCAATTAATTTTGGTGGTTATTTTTTTGCGGTGTATTTTAGCAACCTAAAACATAACAACTATGAACATTAAACAACTTACACTCGAAGACATCGTTTCAATTACAGAATCATTATGCCATGATTATGGTGATTTCCTCACAGAAGATTGTATGGATGAAATTGTAGAAAAAATATTTGATCAATACGATTCTTGTAATGAACACTATGCTTTTAATACCATGCTTCATGGTTTAAATTCAAATGAAGCAAGTTTTTACACTTCAATAATCGAATCTGTTGTCAAAATGAAAATTCAAGATTCGATGCTTGAATTACAAATTTCCGTAACTTTGTAAAAAATAATGACAATGAAAATCAATTTAGCTAAAAATCTCAAATCTCGTTTAGTAAAAATTATTGAAGACGAAATCAAAAGTGGTCGTATGGACATAGGACATTATATGTCTGTGGAAGAACTATTGATGGATGATGATGGGTTCTCTGATTGGTTAAGCCTGTATTGGTGGATGATTAAAGAATACGATGTTTTATATGTTCGTGATTTTATGACTTGGTCTTACCTATTGGACACTGAAGCATCAACTCCAATCAAATTAGAATATTATTTCAACGAATCAGAATAATTTATTAACTTTGTAAAAAATAAACAACATGGAAAACAAATTGGACATTTGGATGATCTCAAGGATCTCCGCATTTTTGAATGAGACTATTGGAACTCAGCAAAAAAATTTTGTTGAATGGTATTGTGGTGACAAGGGTCAAATCACATTGGACTTCGACAAGAAGGAACTCGGTTTTGTTGATTGGGTTGGTGATGAGAAAACCTATTATTCGCTTGTTGGTGTTGCGATGATGGCGGAATTTACAACAGAAGATTATTTCACTCCAAAAAAATAAAGGACATGGAAAGGTTACTCGCTCTCAATTACGGACAACATATTTTATATTCTTTCCTATGCATCTCAATACATGGTCGTAGAGGTTCTGCATTGGAAATGAACGAATACTCTGAAATTATTTCTCAGGTCATAGAACTGACAGATGCTGAGCATTATGATGGTGAAGACACACCCGATGTGCTAATTATGATCCAACCCGAAAAAGCGTTCGAGATCTTCTGTGATTTTTGGGATGAGAACGAAATTTATTTTGCAGAATTATTTTAACTTCTTACCTTAGCAATCTTAACAACAAAGTCGGGGACAGGAGTTCTGAACAACAAGTATATGAAATCAACAATCGTTATGGTCGCAATCTCCTTAATTGCAGGTCACACCTCTTTTGGTCAAGCCAAACAAGTTTCTTACAAGTCCACAACACCTGTTAAAGTTGTCACTACTGCTGTGAATAAACTCAAACTCGATGTTGATGAATTCACTGGTAAGGAAACTCTGTATATGGAAAAAGATTTAACTATTACAAACGATGGTAAGAAGGGTTTCAGAATTTACCCATTACTCAGAAAAGAAAATGGTGTATGGATCTATGGGACCATCGCAGGAAAAGCCGCAGGTGTTGGTAGTTGCTATGAGAATGAGAAGTTATATTTCATTTTCGATGATGGATCCAAATTGGAACTTGAATCTTGGAGAGATTTCAACTGTGTTGGAGAAATAGGTTTTGATCTACAAGGACATTATAAAGATGAACTCAATAAATCAATCAAAGCCATTAAATTGGTAAATGGAAGAAGTTATGATTCATTTGAGAAGGTTTTAACGAAACCTGAAGAGAAGAACTATTTTGTCAACTTCTTTAAACAGTTGGAATCGTATAATAAAAAGTAAATGTGTTGTTGGTTTTCCATATAAGGTCTCAGAAATGAGACCTTTTTTTATTCAAAATATTTTGTGATGTTGTCTTGTGGTCTTCCCTTAGGTTTTAAAACCTTGCCAAACTTCATTAGAACCCTTTTAAGGAACTGATCGTGGAGATCAAGGGTTATGTCATACCCCATTTTTTCGAGGAATTTAAGGGTATTAGAATAGTCCCTATCGAAATCAAAGGAACTGAGTTTAATATGCGTTACATCATTTGGGTCCTTTGATGATTTTAGTTTCATTGCTTTTTCCTTTCTGAGTTTTTCTCTATACTTCCTCATGACAGGATTATTGTATTCTCTTTGACACTTGCGACATGAATAACTCATTTTGTCTTTTGCATTGGCGTTCTTTGTGAATGAAGTTATAGGTAATAACTTTTCACACTTCTTACAAAATTTTTGTTCCATACAAATAAATAGTATTGAAAACAAAAAAATCCTTTTTATTCTTTATGGGTATTTATTTGTTTACAGAGGATTTCTCAAATCCCTGCTCTGTTGGATGATTGGGGGGTATAACCTAACAACAGTGTGTCCAAG